CCAATTTCTCCGATATTTCCTGCAAATAAAATTCTTTTATCGGTTCCAACTCTTACGTCTAAACCGTTATCGCCAGCAGCAACAATTAATGCACCAGTCATTGAACCACCTGCTAGAGGTAGTTTGGCAGCAATTGAGTTTGTAACTGTTGTACTGAAGTTAGCATCGTCGCCCAGTGCTGCGGCTAATTCATTTAATGTATCTAGCGTATTAGGTGCGCTGTCTACTAGTGCATCTATCTTCAACTGAGCTCTTGCATCTGCTCTAGCATTTGTAAAATATAAATTAGTACTGCCTTCAGTTAGCGCATCTGTATTGTGATTACTAATACTACTTGTAGTTCCAGTAACATTGCCTGTTAACGGTCCCACAAATGCTGTAGCTGTAGCTGTTCCTGTTATGTCTAGTGTTGTTGTAGGTGTTGCACTACCAATTCCTACACGATTATTTGTACTGTCCACTACTAGTGTATTGTCAGTCGGGTCAACATTAAAGTCTCCGTCTAACCCATGTGTTGTCATGTTTCCTAATTTACGTGCGTTACTCATATGTGCGTCCTAGTTGTTACACATATTTATGTTTAGATTGATAGTTCTAATTTTAGAGGCTTCCTCAGATTCTATCTTTCGTCTGCAGCGTTTCGTTGTTCTGATGTTTGCACAACTCCTAAATCAAACGCTTGAGTAACTTGAGCATCTGTACCTACTGCTAGTGCTATATCATTTGCGTTACAATGTTTTACTAGCAAAGCAACAATTTCGTCAGTGGCTTTTCTAGCTCTGTTAACGATTGCATTTTCCATCCACTCTTGAGGATCCGCACCAACATAAGCCAGCGATTTTATCTGAGTATCCGAAAGTGAAACTGTATAATCTGTCATGTTTTTTCCTTATTTTATCCTAATAAATGTCCTGCAAAAAATCCCCAGTGGCCACTACCCATATGGAATGGGTTAGATCCGCTAGCGTGTACTCCTACCAAACGAACATAATCTCCAGAACTTAATTTTATTGTTGTTGAATAGTGTCTGCTTTCCCAACCATTATCAGTTCTTCCAGTTGGCTCCCATTTTACATAGTAACTGTTTGTGTTGATTAATAAATTCAATCCACCTTGAGATGTAAGTGAATCCCACATTACTTCGAAAAGATATACGCCGTCTACAGGAGCAGTGAATCTACCATTACTGAAATCATTGTTATTGTCATGTTGTTCTGTCCAATTAGCAGATTCTAAAACACCGTTGGCAGTATAATCATTTGTACTGTAAGCTCTAAAACTTGGCTGATTAGGCATCATAACCTGACCATATCTGTCGATGGTCATCTGTGTAGTTAATGTACCACTATGACTGGTTTGAAAACGCAAGTGCGCAGCGGCAGTTCCTACTCCATCATCTTGTAGGTCATTTTTTATTGCAGCATTTACTACACCTCGTTTATCTCTAAACAGGTATCCACTTTGATGTCCCCCAGATGTACCATTATATCTTATACTAACATTATCTGCATTAGTTCCATTACTACTATCTGTCATAATTTGTAATCCATTAGCACCGTCTAAGCGCATGGATTCTGTAGTTGATGAACCTATATGAGCAGTAAGTATTCCTGTGCGTAACTGTAATTCAGCAGATGCACTTGTGGTACGATACAAGCTGTCTATTCTTTGTACAGTGTTAGCTGAATTATCATGACTTATCTCTAATCCAGCGCCGCCGCCTACTCTAATTGTACCGTTACCTGTAGAACCTGCCTGTACATGTAAAAGTTGCTGTGGATTCGACGTACCGATACCAACATTGCCGTTATGAAGAACTCTCATATGTTCTATAGGTGCAACAGCGGCTGCACCTGTTGCTGTTTCAAATACAATGCTGTTTTGATTGTAGTAGCTGTCTACTGTAGCTCTAATAGCCGCCCTAACTCCTTCACCACTTGAATTATCACCTGTAGAAAACTCAATACTACCAAGATAATCATTAGTTGATGCGCTAGGATTATTACCGTATCCGCTTTCCCACTGAGCTTCATGATGTAACTTTATAGTTGCTCCAGAACGGCTAGCTCCGCCTGATAAGGTCCCGTTTGTTTTCTTTAATTCTAATAACGAATTATCTCCATCTAAAATCATTATTGCATTTGTATTATCAGCAGCACTGACTTGGAATCCACTTGCTTGTTTATATCCAAAACCAAACTTGTTTCCATTATTATAAAGTGTTCCTGTGTACCATGTACGCAGATTAGGTACATTATAATAATATACCCCTTGTCCTCTATTACCTGGATTACTCGATGAATCACTACTTTCAATGATCATAGCACCTTGGGTATATCCAGTGTCCCCGCTAGACTTTAATCTAAGTTGCGTAGCACCTATTCCACCAATATCTAATTTATAAGCAGGATCAGACATACCAATACCAACATTACCAGCAGGCTCAATAAGCATTTTAGTAGTTGTTGAATTTGATCCATTACCAACATTAAAATTTAAATTACCGCTAGATGTGTGTTCAATATATGCATAGTCGCCGCCTGCACCATCACCGTTCGCAGCCCCATCTAATACTATATAAGATCCTGCACCACTAGTGCTACCACAAATGATACCGTGACGTCCACTAAATCTTAAATCCAGATGCTCCACTGGACTCGTTGTACCAATACCAACTTTAGCATCTCCAGTAAATGTAACTTTTCTTGATCCAGCATACTCAAAATCTAATTTGTTGCTATCGTTTTGAGTGTAGTCATTAATAATAGACCATTCTGTAGTTGTATCTTTTCTAAAATTAATTCTACTTGCACGGTGCGTTGAACCGCCGTCATGATATCCATCAAGATACAGAGCTGCTTGGCCTGAAGATGATGTAGCTTTTATTTTAACAATAGGTATTGAAGCGTGGTGTACTTCTAAAGGCGCACCAGGACTCGTTGTACCAATACCAACGTTGCCATCATATTTGATGCGCATGTTTTCTTGATACCCACCACCACTTCTATTCTGGAATACTAAATCTGCACTGCTTGTGTTGCTGGGTTGAACTGCACTAATACCAGCAAGTCCTGTTGTTATACCTTCCCAACCTGTGGCAACAAGTGATAATGTAACAGCTTGATTATTTGTGTTGCTACTATTTTTTCGAGATATTTGCATACCTGTCCCAAGAGAAGAAGCGGAGTATGTTCCAGTATCACTGTGTTCTATGTGTAGCTTATCGTTCGGGCTAGTAGTACCAATACCAACTCTGTTGTTTGTGGTATCTACATGTAAGGTATTAGTATCTACAGTTAAGTCACCTGTTAAATCAGTTGTACCTGCTACTGTTAGATTTGTACCATTAATTAGTTGCAGACTATCACTTCTAAACCTAGCACTAATATTATTACTGCCAGCTTTTTTATGAGCAATTTCTATAATACCATCTTCAGTGCCATCACTAGCATCTAATATTTTACCAGTAATTTTTGCGTATACTATAGATTGTCCTGCATCATTTTTACCATCAAATTTAATTTGACCTAAGTAATCAGCATCTGCAGCACTAGCACTGTTTCTAAATAATACAAACTCAGGACCAGCAGAACTGCCAGCGTCTGTGTTTTCCATTGTTAAATTACCAGTGAGTGTGCCGCCTGCTAATGGCAATTTAGTAGCAATACTGTTTGTAACAGTTGTACTAAAATTAGCATCATCTCCCAATGCCGCAGCCAATTCATTCAGTGTATCTAATGTACTAGGCGCACTGTCTACCAGTCCTGAGACTTCAGTATCAACGTATGCTTTTACACTTTGTTGACTAGGAACTTTTGTATCATCATTTGATGCCATATTGTCTTCATCTATTAGATGATTGCTGATGTCACTGACTTGTCCAGTTATGTTACCTACTACACCGCCACTAGCTGTGACAGCGCCTGTGAACGTGCCGCCTTGTGCTGCACTCACTGTATCAGTGACACTGAACAATTGATGTGCAATAATTGTAATTTCGTCGTTTAATGCCGCACCTACAGCAAGTACAACCTGAGAGCCATTGGTCGCAGTATAGTCTGCTTCGGCTAGCAAGATACCATTTTGATAAACATCAACATATCCTGCATCATAAATTATATTAAATGTGGTTTGATTAGCAGTAGCAATAAACGTTTCTACTCTACGTCTGCCTTCTGTTAATCCTTGTCCTATATATGGCACGGGCGATTTCCTTGTGTAAATGTGTTACACATATTTATGTTTAACTAGGAGGTGTTGGCCACACTACATCTGCTGTTGATTCAGCAGTTGTGATATCTCTGAGTGCAGTTCTATAGGTTGCCCAAGGGTCTTTGATATTATCAGGAACATCTGCACCTTGTGTCCAATCACTTGCTATAAGTAATTTGTTTCTATGCTGTCTAATCTGTTCCCATGTGTCTAGTTCTCTGTGTTCTATAATCATATCATCTGTAATTATATCATCACCAACAATTTGCTGCACAGTTTTACCAAAATCTTCATGATCTGGCATTACTGGAACTTCAGCACTTGGATCATAAGAGTATTCTACACCATCTATTACTATAGGATGATATAACCAAGTTGGACTATATTCAAATTCTTCTATCATTTTTTTCCTCTAAGTAAATAATGCAAACGAATTCACCGATCCCATTACACTTGTTGTTGTATAATATTCACTATGTGATACTTCTACCCTTACCATATAATAATAGTAAGCTGGTATACTAATCGAAACATCAACTATTTCAGCCGCACTGTTACCTGGTGATCCACCTGGCTGATTCAGCGACAATCTGCTACTACCTGGGCCATTGTATACGTCAACGTATGCTAAATTATAATTAGGACTATAGCTACCATCACTTCTACCATGTCCTGTTAGCCAGTACTCACCTTCTGCGGTACTACTATAGTATGTTTGCGATAGTGTAAATTTTACACTACCGCTTCCCCAATAGTGTCTTCTATATCTTAGTAGATTATATGTGGTTGTGCTAGAACCCGCTCCATATAACCTATGACACACATAGCAACCACCGCTATTATTGTGTCGTTGCACAGACCAATTGTTTGTACCTTTGAAAATAGTTTGATGGCCTTCTTCATGAATTCTATGTCTTAAAACAGCAGCACTTCCTGGACCTATCGATTCTGGTTTAGTATAAAAATCTAAATTAGCCGGAGCACTCGATCCGCTGTGATTACCAGCGGCAACAGCTTCAATTTTAGCATCTGCACCAGCAACTGTATTACCTTGGGAATATCCTTTGAACCCTATTACACCTAGCTTTTGACCTGATGTAACTGTGCCACTGTAATATGTTGATTGAAGTATTCCGCCTCCGTTACCAACAGTCATTGTTAGTTTGTCTGTTGGATCTGTATTGCCAATACCAACATTGCCGGCACGCTCTACTATAAATCTAGGAGCACTCTGACTATTATCATCCCACACTGTAAATGCATGCGAGCCTGATCCGACAAACACATCTAAACCGCCTACATCATCAACACTATCTGTCCAACTTGAATGTGCTGCACTCCCAACTTTAACATTGCCGCTAACTTCCAACTTTGCGTCTGGACTAGTTGTACCAATACCAACTTTACCATTTGCTTGTATTTTTAGTGTATTACTTCCAGCGGCCATAAATTGTATATCACCACCACTACCACTGCCCTGATTGTCTATATTATGATTTGTACTACCACTTGCCTGATAAAATATCATGCCATTGGTAGATGCTGATCCACTTGTGTTATTTGTAATTTGAAAAACAGGTTGGTCATCGTTAAACAAAGTTAAAAGACGTCCTGGACTACTAGTTCCAATTCCAACATTGCCGCCGTTAAAGTGACTATTACCATAAGTACGGATCATAACATCTTCGTTGTTAGAACTATCGCCCATTCTCAAAAAATATCCACCACTTCCTGAATATTGTAACTGAGCCAGAGGAGTATTTGAGCCATTGCTACTTGTTAGTCTAACCGCAGTGTCTGCACTGTGTAGATGTAGAGTACCCAATGGACTAGTTGTGCCAATACCAATTAAGCCATCACTTTTAAGATGTATTCTCACTGCACTGTTTGTACTATCATAAAACTGCAATGCTCCGTTGTGTGTAATACCGTCTGCAATTTTCCAAGACTGTGTGGTTGATCCTGTTTTATTAATTTCAAATCCAACTGTACTGTTTGAATTTACATCTGCTCTGTATACAGTAGTTCCTGAACTATTGTAAATATGCATCTTGTCTGCAGGACTATCTGTACCAATACCAACGTTGCCACTGCTTTTTATAGTTAAACTAGGGGATGATGAATTGTTTACAAGTGAGGTGCTAGTCATGAAATCTAGTCTACCGCTAGTACCTGTAGCGTCATCTGTTCTTGCTCTTATGAGAGCATACGCATTTCCATCTAAACTGTTTTGAAACCATATACCGCCCATGCCAGTGTCTGCATTAGCACCAGCCGCAGATTGAAATTGTAAGCCAGCATCATTATTTGCACCGCCACCAGTCCTTTTTAATCTAATTGTTGACCCAGCAAAGTCTGAACCTTCAATATGTAATGCTCTATCAGGATCGTTTGTACCGATACCAACATTTCGATCACTATTGATTACTAGACCTCTACCAGCATTTGTTCCATACTTGTATACGCCAAATAAATCTGTTCCATAATCACTGAAAACACTCCAACGTCCACTACTAGTATGCATTATCAGTTCACTGTCTGAATTTTTTGTATTACTGCCAACTTCTAAATTACCAGACATGACATCGCCTGTCTTACTTACTTTGCCAGCAATTGAGTTAGTAACCGTTGTAGAAAAATTAGGGTCATCTCCTAATGCAGCCGCCAGTTCATTAAGGGTATCTAATGTGCTTGGTGCGCTGTCAGTAATACTTGCAACAATATTAGTTGCTGTATCAAAATCATTGCTACTTAAATAACTAGCTACTCGTGCGTCTGTGTAGTATAAGTTTGACCCTTCGTCTATACTACTTGTGTTTCCTGCAACTACTTCAAACTGTGTGTTACTTAAATTATATTTTAAGAACATATTGTGTGCAATACCTGTCAGGTCAACATCTTGCATACTGTGTATACTTGTGCCGCTGAATGTAGATGTGCTTATATCAGCAACTGTA